GTTTTTCAGTCTGGACAGCTCTAGCTCACCGACTAAAACATTTAAAGTTTTTCATCTATTTCATACATTACAAGTGTCTAAGAAATATAAAAACACTCCTATAATAAGATATTTATCAAAAAGGCCAATGAAACGTTTAGAACAAAAATTTTTAAAGTCCGATGGATCTGAATGTACTTGTAATCATAGTACAGTTAAAGTTGATGATTGTGAATGTAATGTACTTTTTGTCATTACAACAAAGAAATTTCCATATCCTGTTCAGCAGGTAGAACATCGTTATGTTAATAACAAAAGAAGAACATATTGTGAAATGTATGAAAGTTTCTTAATGACTATATCACATTCATGGTCACTTTATAGAGGAATAGTAACATATATACAGGGTGATACCACTGTTATGGAAGCATTGTCAAATGTTAAATCGAATGTAGGAACTAATCAATTTCCTATACCTGCACCATTTTCAGGTACTTATCCTGTGTCTCAGCCATATGTAATCAATCCTAAGATTTTAGACTTTTATAGGATATGGGATACAGTATTCTTTAAGATGTATTTTAAAATTAATCGTAGTGAAGAGTTCTTTGTGAAGAATGTGTGGAAGGAGGTTGATGAGGTAGGGTTTATGTTTCCAGGTTTGCCGTGGGGTGATGAAGATGTACCTACATTATTGATAAAAACATTGAGAACAGCATCGATTTATAACTCAACATTTACAGGAATAGAGTTAAAGACGGAAAACGGTAAGGAGAAATTTAGATTTTCTGTCTTTGCACTTCAAGATCTTTATCCAGACAAAATAACAAAGCTTTTGGGTAAATATAATAAAAAAACGAATGAGTTACCAGATCTGTTTAAACGTATGAGGTTTATACTTCCTTTGGCCATAGATGAGATGGCGAAGGACCAGGAATGGGATAAATTGTACCACACAATTATTTGGTCTTATGAGAGGGCAATAGAATGTTGTTTGAATATATCAATGGATGCAGCAAGTGGTGGTAGGCCTGGTCCTTCAAGAACCGAAAAATTAGATGAAGGTTTGATGAAGAAGGTAGGGGTAATGGGAAAGAAATTGGAACAACTTCCTTATGCGTGCAAAATTATAGATGGCGTTGTTGATAATTTTCGTCTGTCTAATATTCTAAGTGGACTTCCACAAGCATATCATAGAATAGTATTAAAGAGTGAAGTGCATAGAGCTCTTAGTTATACTATTGAAGAATTGAAGCGTGTGAAGTATAAAGCTAGAGAGTATTTTATACCTGATTTAATAACAATATTATTATCTCAAATAGTTCAGGGGTTTCGGCAAAAAATAGAACGTGGATTCCTGATTCAAATTGGTAGGGATTGGAATAGAGGTGGGATGTATCTTTTTGCAAAGAAGTTTCGTTATTTTGATCCTGATATGTGGTATATAACCTTTGATATATCCTCTTATGATACAAGTGTATTAAGAGTGTTTTTAAGAACGTATTCGATATTCGCTATAAATTATTATAGATTTGATGATCCTCAAGAGAAGAGATTGTTTGAGGAGTTGTTGAGAGTGACTACCAATAGGCTGGATGTGAAAATAACCCAGTTTATTGGTGATATTTGGAGGGTTATATTTGGAGTTATGCCATCAGGAGCATTTGAAACCTCACATGGAGACAGTTGGATTACAGCATTAGTGTATTATTGCTTCTTTCAGTATCTAATGCAAATAGATGTTGATTTTAAGAAGCTGTATTTGAAATATAAAAAAGAAGGAAAATGTGTCTTGGGAGTGTATGGTGATGACAACGTATTGGGTTTTCATTATCTGCTTTCAAAATGGTTTAATGAGAAAAATATAAAATCATTTTTTAGGGACTTTGCAAATTTTGAATTAAGAGATTTTGAAGTACATAAATCTTTTTTGAGTGTACCTGATGGGAGAGGAGGTTTGAAACATAAGGGAGTTGTGTTTTTACAAAAATATGCTATCTTGACTCCAAAAAAATTTGCTGTGCAAGGGATGCCACCTGTAGTACATTACAGACCCTTCATGGTTAATGTTCAGAAGTTTGGTAAGGGTAGTGGTGAGAGAAAAACAGATTTTGACTATTACTTATCCGCTCTGACAGGTATTTATGACAATCCATTTAATCAGCCTTGGTATGATTTTTGTTTTGCTGCATGTAAGTTTTTTGCACCACCTGAGAATTGGAGGGAGCTTTTGAAGAAAGAGATAAAGAAAAGGTCTGGCTACGTAACCCGGATGTTTAGAAAAACGCATTTGAGTGTTGCGCAATTGGAGAAAGGGTTTCCCTCAATTGAAATGATAGTTTCCATGAATATCCTGGATGAAAGTCATCATGTTAATACTTATCGTAATGAGTGGACCGATCCCATTGATAATGGTGC